TAAAAAATGCAGGTGCTTTCTCCATTGCTTGAAGTGTCAAGTTGTACCCTGTAAAGTCTCCAAACGCTGAACCAGTTACAATGTTACCACCGTTAACATCTGCCCCATGCTCGTAACCCATCAAAAAGAAGTTTCCGTTGTTGTCTCTCACAATTACTTTCGGTCTTCCATGCGCTAACAATTTAACCTCTTTGTGAGTTGTTAAATCTTGTTTCTTTAAATTTAAAGATAACACTTGGTCAAAGAAAGTAGTTCCGTTTTCTCTTGAAGAGTTTACCGCTTGGTCTAAGTTAGACGTTCCTTTTAATTCATATTTGTACGCTCTTGGGTCTCCTGTTACAGCTGTAACCTCATCGTCTGCTGAAACAGTAATTGCCGTAGTTGGTAGGTCATCGTAGTTAATAAAGTAAACTGCGTCTAATCCACCTACTTGGTCTTTACAAGGCTCTAATCGCCCTAATCCTATATCACATGCCATATTTTCTAGTTTTTATAAAAAAGGGCAGGCGTTAACCCACCCTTTTAAGTTAGTTATTTAGTTAATTAGGATACTAAAGCGTTATCAATTCCGTAAGTTACGATGTCTTCGATATTCGCATATTGAACACCTGCAGTAAATCGCATAATTACTCTTACATTTTGGTCTCCTAGAGTTTCCGCAGTATCAATAACTCGTACTTCTTGATGGTCTGAAAGCAAACCAGTACCAAAATAAAGGTTGTCAATAGTAGTTAAGATAGCAGTATTCGCGCTCATTCCTGAACACATTACAACTGGGATACCCTCAAAGAATAACGCTCCGCCTGTTGTGTACCACATTGAACCTTTGCTTTCAAAACCATTAGCACCTAAACCAGCAGCACCAAATCCACCAAGCGCACGTACATAAGCTTTAAAGATGTTGTTTGATACATATAATCTCAAGTCTTCACGTCCGTAAAGTGTGTCAGGCATAGCGTCAACAATTAAGCCTAATTGTGCTACTACGTTTGCAGATGTAACGATAGCTCCTGTAACTTCTTGAGCAGGTACTAAGTTAGGGTCAACTGATAACAAAGTTTCGAATCCATCAAACTCTCCTGTGTTTTCTGCGTCACCTTGCCAAATGTTAAACTCGTTTTTCGCTGCTGACTTTTCAGCTACATAAGCAATAAGGAAATCTGAAAACGTTTTAGGTAGGTTGTCAAACGCGCTAAAACCCATTTCAATAGCTTCCCAATCTGAACGGAAATCTTGCTTACAAAGTTGTAAGTTAATTTGTAGTTCTTTTGGCTCAAGAATTTTCTCACTCAAAGTAAGTGTTGAAGTCGCTGTAAAATCACAAGTCGCGTCTTTAACTACGTCGTTTAAGTTTACTCTTTTTAATACTTCTTTGTACTTAACATTTTGCTTAATTGTAATTAAGTTGTTAGCCAAAGTTGGTGCAGGCAATAAAGCCGCTGCTACATACTTACCAGCGAACTCGCCAGCATAAGTAGTTGCGATAGTTGTTGTTGTCATTTTTTCTTTTTATTTAATTATTATTATTTACTTATCATATCGTAAATCATAGACTTCATAGATACCTCTTTGTTGCTAAAATTTACTTTTTCTTTTGGTTTAACATTTTCAGGGTTGTGCTTAATAGGCTTAGCCAATTCAACCTCTTCTACTTTTTGAGTAGATAACTCAGCTAAAATTTGCGCTTTTAATTCAGCAATTAAAGTTTCTTTTTCTTCTGCTGAAAAGTAGCTTTCTTTAGATACTGATTCAACAATTTTTTTAGCTACTGCTGTTTGCATAGGCTTACTAGCTTCTACCTCTTCTTCTACTGCAGGTGCTTCCTCTTCTACCTCTTCCATCTTAGGCTCGATAGACGCAATTACACCCTCTTCTTCTACAGTTAGAATCATGTCGCCTTCCATTTCGTACTTTCCCATAGGCAAAGGGATACGCTCATCTTCATTGATAATTGATACAGGTTGCCCTGCTTCAAATACTTCTGCTTCTAGGACTGCTTGCCCATCTGCTAACGGCATAGTTTCAAGGTTAACCTCTACCGCTTTTAAACCTACTGCTCTGAGTAGTGTGTTGATTTGTTCTTTCATTTTTATTTTATTTACTTTTTTCTATCGACTGCTTTAATTTATTCGTAGCTTTTACTGTTTGACCCCATAAACTGTCAAATTCTTTAAAATTAGGTATATCGCTAGGAGACAAGCCTAATTCTTTTGTTTTTTCTCGTATTTCATTGTAAAGTTTTCCCATTATATCAAAAGCGTCACCATCTTGAGAATTTAAAGCCATCGCTCGTGTTCTAGTATCTTCAAATTGTTTTTTAACTTTTTTAAAATCAGTATGTAAATCATCTAAAGTCTTAGATAATAAATTCATACTTGCTGGTAAACCTTTATATTTTGATATTAACTTCTCAATATCTTGAACACTTGCTAATTCAACCTCTACCTTTGAAAGCTCTACATTTTTTCCGTACTTATCGTACTTACTTAAATCAATGTTTTTACCTGTGTAACTCATACCTTTTTTTTTATTATACGTTATTAATTAATTACTGTTGAAAATTCAAACTCAAATGTTTGTCACTACGCTTGTTCCTTGCCCCTCAGTACTGCCTATTCCTTGCGCTTGTAACGTGCCATCACAACACTTTTTTGAATACGTTTTTCCGTCTTTACATAGGCATCCTCTATTGCCACCTTTTGGACTTGTTCTACTTACTGTTTTCATTCAATATAGCTTTTAGTTGTTCTACAATATCGCCTTTCATTTCTAACGCTTCCATACCTTGATAAATGCCCTCGATACTAAACCCTTTATAATCTCCTGCTTTTATCTTGTCCCACTCCTCATCATTGTAAACTTTCATAGTAATAGCCCAACTTCCTACAGGTGCGCTTAAATTATACAACGCTGTCTTATCTTTGTCCGTGTTTTCAACTATCCAACTTTCTATAACTGTTACACCTGTTACTGGCTTTTCGTGTTCGCTGGTTACGTTGTTTAAGTTTAGTTTCTTCATAAACAACTCAGACGTTTTCGCTATTGTCTCAGCTGAAAAGTAAATGTTAAATTCCTGCCCTTTCATCTTACGATAAATTCTTTTCTCAGGAACTAACGCCAAACCTATTACTATACGCTTTTCATCGTTAACAACTTTTAACGCTATCTTATGCGAAGACAATGCTATAAAGTTTTCTTCTATTGCAGGACTTTCTACTAATGAAACGGCAAATACTCCGTCCTCGTTTTCGTCTCTTATAAACAATTCTACCTCTTGTAACTTTTCCATAATCATTATACGTTTTATAGTGTGCTTTGTTGAATTTTGTTTCTCTCTAAACTTTGTGCGCTTGTAACATCGCCTGCCACTACATAGGCTTTCATAGGACTACTGCCTAGCGTGTCTGCTAGTTGGTTAGTTCCTGTGTTACCTACTACGTTAAAGTTAGCAGGTTGGCTTGTTGCTGTATTCGGTGCGTTTGGTGGTGATGGTGGACTACCTCCTCCGCCGTTAAATTGCGTGCGTGCAATAGTAGCTATTTGTGCCGCACCAGCTGCCGCCGCAATACCTGCTTCAACAAATTGCATACCTGTTGCTAATTTAATAGGGTTACCCCCTGCCGTTAAAGCACCTGTAACAGCTAAGGCAGTGTTTGTTATTGCTTGTGCTAAATTTACCGCTTTAGTAACTTGAAACGCTTTACGCTGTGCTTCTTCACTTTCGCCAGCAAATGAGTTTATCAAATCTCCAATAGCACCAAACGCAGAAGAAGCTAACTGTAGTTTTTGTTTTTGTAATTCTTGCTCTCTAAGTAGTTCTTCTTTTGCTGTTTCTTTTTTCTTATCGTCTAACTCTTTATCTACTGCCTTTTTTTCATCAGCATATCTTTTTTGAATATCTAAAATAGCCTGTTGTTGCGCTTCTTCTAACAAAAATGTTTCTTCACCTGCTAAACGCGCTGCTTCAAGTGTTGCAAAATACTTATCGTTTACCGCGTTTATCTCTTGTTGTTCTTTGCTTATTTTTGAGTTTAAATATTCATCTTCTAGTTGAGTTATTTGTGCTAGTAATTCGGCTTGGTCTTGTGCTTCTTTTGCTAATCTTGCTTTTTCTTTTTCTCGTGCTGCTTGCTCTTCTGCTTCTTTTTTATCTTGCGCTTTCTTTCTTATTTCGGCTTGTGTTTCCGTTGCCTTTTTTACTGCTTCTGTTCTTTGTTTATTATGTTCTATATCAGCTACTACTATTTCATTTTGTGTTTCCTCAACTTCTATTCTTAAATCATTAATTTGAGCAATAAGAGCTTGTATTGATTCATTTTCTGCTAAAGCTAATTTTGCTTGCTCATTACTCAATCCATACATTACTTGAAACGCTGTTATTTTAGCTTTTAAAACATCTTGAACAGCTTTTATTTCTTGCTTTGTACTTTGTATTACTTGCCGTCTTTTTTCTTGCTCTAAATCAAAAGTTTCCTTGCCCGCTGCTCTCGCTTTAGCTATCTCAAAATCATATCTTCTACCTATTGCATCAGATTCTTTCTTAACAGCTTCTACTCTTTTTTCTTGTATTTTTACAAATTCTTGAGCGCGCTCTACGTTATTTGAGTGTAACTTTTCTGCTTCATTGTCTGTAATACCTAACCAGTCTGTAATAGATTTAAAATTAGCAATCAATGCAGTAATACCAGCAATCAATGCAGTAATAGCAGTTATTATTACGCCAATAGGATTAGCACTCATAACTAAATTAAACACCCTCTGCACTACTGTACTCGCCTTAATCGCTGCACCTAACGCTCTAAAACTACTAACGCTTTCTTTTAGACCTTGAAAGCCTGATGCGATAGCAGACGCGCTCTGTACTTTAAGTAATGCTTCTTGTACCTTTTCGCTCTCTACACCCATTGCACCCATAGCACCCGCGCCAAGTTCAAAAGCAGCAGTAACACCACCTAACGCACCGCCTAAATTCTGCGCCATTGTTTGGCTCATGCCGTCAACAGTTCTATCAGTATCAATGATAACTTTTTTCATTGAACCAATCTCCCTAGTCAAGTCTTTAAACTCTTTCGTTCCGCTTTCCCCTGCTAACGCCATTTCATATAGACGGTCTTCTAGTTCACCTATACGACCTGATAACGGCTGTACTTCTCCGTAAACATCCTCAAAACTACCGCCTAAATCTTGTAACGACTTAGTGGCTTGTTTTGCGTCTACCTTAATTTCAACTATCTTTTCAATCGCCATGCTTCCTTGCGTTTACGTTGTTTCATTTTACCCTTAAGTCCTAACTCAATCTTGTTTTCTCCTTTTGCTATGTCGATATTTTTACCAACTCCGTAAAAGTCATCCATCTGTAATAAATCAATTACTAACTTTATCATAAGTAAATTTTAAATAAGTTTTCTTGCAGTAAGAAGTGGTCATCTTCTTGCAGTAAATAGTCATTCGTTGCCAACTGCTTAAAGTAAATATTATCCGTGCTCACTAAGTTTTTATTCTCATCGTAATACTCTACCTCGTAAACTATATTCTTATCTTCACCTGTAGTATTTATACCAAACGATATTAACACGTTATCTTCTGCAAAAATATCTGTGCTTCCACCCCCTACTATTTTTATCGTAACTTTACTTCCTGGTTTAACAGGTTTAACAGGTAACACAATGTTCCCACCGTCTACAGGTATTGCAGGAACGGGTGGTATAATTCTAGGTCTGTTAACCGAGCTATCTGTAATTAAAACAAGCTCTACTTCTCCATTAGTTAAGTTTACTTTTTGTTCGTTTATTCTATACTTTTTGTCTCTAATTATTAGCGCATCGTTTAGCTCTAGTTCTTGAAGTAATGGCAACGGCAAAATACACTTAACTGTTAGTATCCTCGTTTTATCACTAAACAAGTTTGTTAGGTATTCTTGGTAGTATATTCGGTATAAACTATTCGGCTCAGGGTCTAATGTTAAACTGCTTATCTCCTCGTTAAAATTAATAGTGTACTCTTCTAAATTGTATAAAGTATCTTGACCAAAAGGTAAGTAAGTAGTTATTTCTTCAGGTGAACTACCATCAGTTAAATAGAACGATACTGACTGCGCTACAGGGTATAAATATAGTTGTGTGCATTTAGGAACTACTGGCTTATTATCAGGCTCTGTCTCTAACGAATAACCGACCTGTAAATTTGTTCCTGTAAACGGGTTAAATAATAATGTTTCAAAAGGTAAATCAATTTTAAAGTCACCACCATCAAAGCCAAAATAATTACGAAGACTGCCGTACTCTTTGTTGTTATTTTCCTTGTATTCAATGTTCATGAATGATTTACTTTCTTGGTAGCTAAACTCTATATTGTTGTATAGCTTAGGTCTATCTACCTTAATGCTTTTAACGTCCACATATGGGGTTATGTCGCGCTCTAGTCCGTATCTGTACCACATCTCTAACGGCTCAACTTGGAACGTTAACTCATCGTCTAATGGATAGCACGTTAAGTTAAACATACGAAGCAACCCACTAAAATAATTTGATATTGTTATGTCAGGTGCTGTGTTGGTAAAATCAATAAACGAAGTCATTACATTACCTAACGTTTCAAAAGTACAACTAGCCTGATAAGTATCTTGTGGGTCTGCAGGGTCTCCTGTAATATAGTTTGCCACAAAAATGTAGGATATTTGAATATCAAAGTTTACTGGTGTATTTAAAGCTCGCGCTTGAAAAGTATAAGTATCATTTAAGCCTACAAAGTTAGGGATGTTTGTTAAAATATTAAAAGTAGTTTGACCTGCTCCTGTAACTGTATTAACTACAACACCGTTTCTAATAATATCAATAAAATAAGTATCAGAACTTGAAGTGTTGCCTATTAAAATATTTATTGAATGGTAAGCGTCTCCAGACCATAATAAAAAATTGCCCGGAGTTGTTAAATTGTTTAAATTAACATATCTTAATCTTACCTCATTTGTGTATATCCCAGCTCCATCATTTAATAAATCACTTATGCAAGTAGAACCGCTTGGATTAAATGTAATAGGCAAGGCTTGTGTCGTAAAAGAAGCTTCATCACTATTTTTCCACCAAGTGTATAAACTTGTAAACCTCGTATCTGTTAAAAAGTTACCTTCAAATGTTACCCCGTACTTTTCTTCTATCAGCTCTAAAACTTTAGCAGTACGCACCGCAGGAAACAACTCAGTAAAGTTAATAGCACCACCACTAGCCGCGATATTATTACTACCAGCACCGCCACCGCCACCACCGCCATACTGCCACACTCTATCGCTTGAAATTAATGGATATCTAACGTCTAAACTTGCTGTGCTTGTTATACTATCCCTAACGCTTTCAAAATTGTATATTTCTTGTAAATCAGTATAATCTAAATCGCGTAATTTGTCTTCACCAAACAAGTCCTTTAAACTAACCACATCACCGTAAAAAGTAATTACATAATGCTGTGCTTGATTCTGTACTATTTCAGCTCCCTCTAGTTGTATCTTACCCTTTCTAAACGGTGCGAAGTTTATATCTATTCTAGCAGGCTGTCTTTGGCTTGCTTGAAAAGTGCCATCTACATCGTTATTATAGTAATGCTGAAATATATCGTTATTACGCTTAGTTGCAGGTACTGTGAATTGCTGTGAAAAGTCAGTAAATACCTTAGCAATATCACTAACATTTTGAATCGTTGAATTTACGACTATATTTTCGTCATCAAATAAATCTAGTATCTTGTCGTTTATGTATATCTGTACTGTCCGCATTATAGAACGTAGTTTAGTTTGTTATGGCTATACACAAAATCTAGTTGGTAGTTAATGAGTTTCTTGTTTATATGCTCTTGTAACTCTACCGAACTAGTCACTATATTGACTGGCTCATTGTCTAACATAATCTTTTCGCTCAGCATTATTTGTCGCATTACTTCCATGTAAGTCTCAGGCACAAAACCTGTATTTACTTTTATGCTTTGCGTTGCGTTTATGTTAAATTCTTGCCGTCTGTTTTCGTACTTATTGTAATCAATGTCACTAGGCATTAAATCAAACTCCTTGCTCGTTCTGTTGAAGTTTTGTACGCTTGCCTTGAAGAATGTAATACGTTGCCATACTCCGTACTTATTTACAAAGTCACATTTAATAGGTGTATATTTAGGCTCGCATTGTGGCGTGAAGACAAACGTTTTAAAAGGTGAACCACTTTTATAAATTTCTAACGTGTTCCCTGTATTTACAAAACTAGGATGTACCGCAGGCACACTAGCGAAGTCATCTGTTGAATTGGCTATTGATATACTTACTAAGTTATTGTAAACCGCTACTCCATACGTTCCGTCTTGATAAATATAAACGCTACCACCGTTTGTACCCTCTTCATATAAGTACTCAGCTTCATCTAACATTATATCGCCTAACTCAGGGTTGTATTCCTCTTCATAATATCCGTATCCGTCTAACGCTACAAAATTAGAAGTAACTACACTACCCCCGTTTCTAAACACTTGCACGTTAACGCGTGTGAACTCATCTAAATTAACAGGTGTTAGTGCTATTGTTTGCGTGTAGTTTAAATGATTTATAAACTCCCTACAATAAGGTGCTATATCAAAATGCGCTGTAAGTGCTAAAGATGAGGGTATAACCTTACTAAGCGTATATGTAGGGTTAACAGGTACACTTGCACCAGCTTGAAACATCCTTAGCTCTACGGTCATAGTATCACCGACTATACCAGTGCGCGAAACTATGCGCGGACTTCTTACAAATATTGGACTATACGTTGACATTTAAACTTTCTTTTGTTGTAATTTCTAAAAACTTATCTACATCTAAACCGAACTTTTCTACCAACTCATCAGGCAACTTTTTAAACGCTGCTTCAAATGGCTTGGTAAAAAATAGGCTAGGCTTTATTCCATTTATAAACACACTACGCGCTATTAAAAACGCTAACGACTTTCTACTAATAAACTTTCCCTCTTTATCTCTTGGTGCTATTCCTTTTCGTACCATCCATTTGTCAAACGCTTTAGCAGGGGGTTGCTTATCTCTATACGTGTAAGGTGTGTTGTATTTCTTTTTTACACCGCTTACCCCTACGTCTTGAAATATACCGTACGTCTCCATTACAAACGCTAACCCAAACGAATTTTTGCTAACGTTTAATTCAAAGTCCATACTGTTATACAACTTTTTACTGCTGTTCTTGTTTTGACGTGTCAGATTAGAACGTGAAAACTTAACCACATTACGCGCAAATTTACTTAGCTCCTTATGTGTGTTTTCGTTTAGCATTTAGTCATGTCGTTAGGTAGTAACAAATCAAACGATAACGCCCAACCGCTTAAGTAGTTTTCAAATCTTTCCGTAAACGGCTCAAAGGTAGGGTTGCCATCTAACACCCATCTGTAAGTATTCTCTCCGCGTTCAAACACTTCTACAACTCTTAATGCTACTGCTAGCTGTGTGTTCAATACGTCTTGTTCGTTATCGTTGCCTACAAATATATCAGTAGTTTCTGCTTTGCTTTTATCTACGATATCCATACATAATACACTAATAGAATAGCGTAACACGTTCTTTTCTTTTGTTACCGTATTTACAATTATATGCGACAAAGGAAAGATAGACTGCTTGCTTAAGTCAACATCAAATATATCACCTTGCGTAACTGTGTTAACAAAAGCGTCTAGTTCTAACTGGTCTTTAATAACCTCTAATATTTTATAAAATCCGTTCATCGTCTTAAACTTTTTTCCATCATTCGTTTTTCAATCCTTGCCTTTTGCGCTTCGTATGTTAAATAAGTGAGCGTCTGTCTGAGAGGAAGTCTAGAGACTGGCTCAAATTGTTGCACATCTCCTTTAGCGAGTTGATAGATTGAGTTATACCATCCCCATTGTTTGTTGAATTGGCTTTGCTCATCAAAATCACCTCCTTGCCTTTCTTCTCCAAAAAGTGTGGGATAGCTTTTAATAACTCGTTCCCTAAATCGTAAAAAAAAACCTGCGCACCTAACACAACATCTAAAGGCATTAGCTTCATTAGCTCTGCCATATCGTCTGTACCCTCATAAGGCATTATACTATACTTAGTCTTATCACGTTTAATGATAGGTCTAAATAGTACTGCCATTGCTCTGTGCATCTGCTCCCAGTCTCCTATGTACTTATCTAAATCTACATACTCGCCATGTGAAATATCGTCTAGGCTAGGTATAAAACCGAAATGTATATTTTCAAGTGTAAACTCTTGTATTAACTTTTTCTCGTCTTGAAACATTAAATTAATAGCTCCGTATATCTCGTTTACATCCTTGCTTTTCATTGCTCGGATATACTCCAAAGGTACACCGCAAAAGTGCCGTATTGTTTCCTCTTTTAGTTGCTCCAGCTCTAGGTCTTTAGCAACTTTTAGAAACTCCATGTATTGAACAAGCATAACCTCGCTCAAACTTTCAGGGATGACTAACTTAATCTTCATGACTATTATACGTTATTATTTGAATACTGTACTATTTAATAAAATACTGCCCGCGCGTTGGGTTTTCTAACTGATAACTTACAGCGTATCGAATAGCGTCCAGTGCGTGGTTGTATGCGTCTATTGGTGTGTTACTCTTTTTCTCTAGCCAGCAGTAGTTGTTAAACTCCTTAATCAAATCTACGCTGTTAGGGTCAACTATTAAGTCGAAGTCTTGTAGTAACGCTATCCCATAAGTAACACTACCTTGCCCCTTAATTGTAGCTACAATGTTATTACTTGCGCTTAGTTCTGTTATCAATCGAGGCTCAGCACTATCTGCTACTATTAAACTATCTCCAGCAAATTGTTTGTTAAGTTGCGCTATCTGTGAAGTTGTTAAATTTGTTTTGTAGTAGTGTAATTTTAAGTAAATAATTTTATTTGCTGTATCTATGTTTGTTTCTACCAATGTAGTTGGGTCGTTACTAAATCCAAAGTCTTGTCCGAATACTGATGTGTTTACCTGTTTGAACTCGCCTATATTCCAGTTACTGAATATAACTCCGTCTGCTTTGTCTAACCAACCTCCTAATATTTGGTGCTTGTATTTCTCAGGTCTGCGAGTTCGTATATTTTCTATTTGCTGTAGGTAGCTTTCACTTAAATTATCTAGGTTGTCCAGGTAGGTAGTGTGTATGTAGGTAACTCCATCTAGTGTAATATTTGCACCACTTGGTACGCCCTTGCTTTCAAAAAAACGTTGGTATATCCAGTGTTCTTTTGTGCTTGGGTTCATTATCATTATTACCCTGTTTTGCGTTTCTTTATGCCTTACTGATAGGTCAATTTTGTCAAATATACTTTCGTCTGTTAACTCTTCGGCTTCATCGAGTACCCACGTTGTAACTCCTTGCAATGATTTAAGGTTCGCTGTTTGGTCACCGCTCGAAGTCTTAATACCTCTAAACAATATGCGACTGCCTGACTGCTTGTTTATTATTTCGTCTTTAGTTATGTGAAACTTGTCCTGCCATCCTAGTAGTTCAATCTTTTCTAGGAACTCAGGTATAATAGAGATACCAGCCGCTCTAAGTGTGTAACGTGTAAATAGTATTACGTGGTTAGGCTCAGCTGTTAGAAGACAAAGAAGTAGTCCAATAGAAAACGACTTACCCGAACCGCGCCCACCTGTGCATATAAAATAACGCGTGTCATTATCAAATACTAAATACTTTTCGTTAATCTTTACCACTCTTTAACATTTTCAAGGTCTCGTTAAAATTAAAGTTAGTAGATAGTTCTGTCTTTACTTCGCTTTCTGTTTTCTTTGGCACAAAGTACATCGCATACTTAGCAAATAATTCTAAATATTTTGATGGACTTTCTTTTCTTACTTTATCAAAAGCGTCTTGTATGTTTGGAACTTGACCTTCTAAAGTTTCTATAAATAGCTCTTTAGCTTCCTTATTTAGCTTGTTTTCCGCTCCTTTAGGCCTACCATTACTTTCTTTATTTCCCTTCTTAAATGGCATGTTATTTTATGTTATTTTAACTTCTAATTAGCGTTTAAAAGTATATCAAATTTAAATCTATCTATCTCTATAATTTCTACATCCAAGTCGTCTTCTAAGTGATACACAAAGTCTATAATATAGTGCGAACCGTGTACTTCTTTTAGTACTTCTTGCATTAACTCTATATCGCCTAAGGACTTGTTAAACTTTATGTAATAATATTTTCTCACTTGTAGATGTTTATTATTTTCTCTAGTCGTTTAAACACTTCCTTAAAACATGAAGCGCAGTTAGTCATCTCTTGGTTATAATGTAGCACTCTGTTATAAATTCTAATTAACTCCTGCTGTTGAGCTGGTGATATGCTTACCCTGTTTTTAGAATAAAAGTCTTTAAGATAGTGATACTCTTCTTCTGTTAAACATTCAGCTTTGTTGTAAGGAAAGTACTCGTTTAGTTTCTTCTTTCTGTCGTCACATCCGCAGTCTTCTCCTGCAATAAATTCAACGGCTTTCTTTATGCCTGTAACTTTCGCTATACGTTCAATCGTATCTCCTAAACCTTTGGGTTGTTCCTCTTGTGCTTGCTCGAAGCGTTCCTTCCATTCCTTGTATTCCTTAGTTCGTTTGTCTAAGTTAGCGTAATACTCTTCGTCTTTTTCCATTAGTCTTCTAATTTTACCCCGTACATACTTCTTTTCGGTACGCTTGGGTGTGTTTCTATTTTTACTCCTCTATGTTCTGTAAGTGCTAATATAGTAAATAAATCTTTGCTTAGTACTATATCCATACCCTCAGGTAACGTGTCTATCATTTTGTTTAGTAGCCTTAATGCTTTCCCTTTACTCATAGTCTCTCGTAATCTTCGTTTAAGTAATCTTCGTAGTCTTCGCCTAGTTGTTCGCGTAACGATTCTTTACAACGCTTTAGGCAGTGAAATACCGTACCTACTGATATGCTTGTTTCGTTTGATATATCTCTAATTGATTTTCCTGTAGTCCTGTATAGCTTAAATAACATTTTGTCAAACCAATGCCAGTCTTTACTAATCTCATCTAATTTACATACTATTTTGTTATACGCGTAATCACTATCCAAGTTACATTCGTTTATTAGGTCTATGTCTTCAAGGCCTACTTTTATTACCTTGTTTTTCTGTCTGTGGTAGTCACCTGTTATGCTTCTTAGTGTAAGGTAAACGTATGAAGTAGGGGGTGTTTCTTTGAATATACCCTCTTTGATATATCGGTCAAGTTTTAAGTACATCTCTTGTACAATGTCTTCAGCGAAGTCGTGTTCGCCAAACTTTTGAACTAGTTTTACCCAGTAGTTATGCCGTTTAAATAGTTCTTTTAACATTGTATATTTCGTTTGCTAATTGTGTTTGTCGTGTGTTCCTGCGCTCCATAAAACTAATTGATAGTCTATTTGGTACACGTAAATCTTTTAACCAACCTTTAGCGTGTTTAAGTAAAGTTATTTGTTTTCCTTGTTTTGCTACTTCCAAACTAAATACTAAATCGCTCATTCGTTTATCGGTTGCCTTGTATATTTCTGTTGGGTTAAAATAATCAGTTCTAAACGCTGTAACTCCTGTACCTGCTACGTCTATTATTTGCTCTGTATTGTTCTCGTCTAAACATCGAAAGCCTTTATGCTCTCGATAATAGTTTCTATTTAAGCCTAACAACTCCCTACCGTGATGCGTTACTATTGTGCCTGTGCGTTCTATTGCTTCAACCATTGTACTAACGTAATCAGCAGGGTAAAGGATGTCATCGTCACAACTAAAGTAATATACTGGCTCGTTAAATAGTGTTAACGCGTGAAACTTTGCGTTATCTGTGTAGTCGGTTTCCTCGTTTGAGTTGTTGTAAACTATTATCTCGTCTGCCTGATATACTAAACTTTCAACAGCTCTTTCACAAAATGAAGCGCGCTCGTTTGTGGTTGCCATTCCTACTACTATTTTCATAACAATTTCATATTTTTTAAGTACTCCCTATTCTCTGTTTTGTCTTTTCTACCAAATCTTTGTAACGTACTATTCTTATGTATTCTGTAAACATAAATACTTTCTTTTACTACTCTAGCATTTTCTTTTTTTATCATTTCTAAACAAGGAAAACTATAAGCTAAATCTGTGCAGTTAGTCATAAACTTATTATCTTTTAACAAATAATATTTATCTACCTTTTTTATTATTTCAACTTTAAAAGTATTTAATGCTGTGGCTTTCCACGATGACCTCCTAAAGTTTTTACTTTCCCAAACGTCATCGCTGTAATTTTCTGTAATAAATTTATTTCCCCTTTGGTCTTCCCAACTTCCCCAAGTCATCAAAACATTTTCATCTTTATAATATTTTTGTAATATTTCTAAAGCGTTTGGCTTTAAATAATCATCTAAACCTAAAAGACACACAACATCGCCACTAGCGTAATTATGTATAATTTCGTATCTCCCCTTTAAAGCTCCAGCGTTTACATAGTTTCTAATTACTTTTATATTTTGGCTAGAATATTTATTAACTATTGAAAACGTGTTATCTGTGCTACCGTCATCATAAACAAATAACTCCCAGTTTTTATATGTTTGATTTATTACTGATTGAATACACTCTTCCGCGTATTTCTCGCAGTTATATCCAGTTGCTATTAAAGTATATTTCATAAACTTATCAATGGTTTATTTATACGTTCCTGTTTGTGCATTTTACTTTCGTGGTCTCCGTGAAACGCTAGTGACTTTTTAGGCTTGTACATCTTTACTCTAGTAGAATGAAAGCCTGTGCTTAATAACATACCAACTCCGCTACTCCTATTTGCTTTATTGTGCCATCCTTTAGGTAAACTACCTAAAGTAAAGTCTATGCGCTCTAATGCTTCACGGTTGCAAAAGAAACCGCAGTCAACAAAACCTAATCTATAATAGTCGCCCATATCTAAACAGCTTAAGTTAGTCCATATTTTAGTTCTGCCATCGTTAATAATGTTACACGCATAGGCATAAGTCTTAAATTGATTATGGTAGTCGTATAATCTCTCTAGGTCTAAATCGTGGAAGTCATCAGGCATAAAAATATAAAGGTCTGCATTGTTATTTCTGCAAACCTTTAACATATCTTCCCATGTATGTATAAAACCTTTCTTTCCTCTGTGTTCGTGCCTGTGGTAGTTAGGTAGTTTTGTTTTATAGGTACTGCCGTCATCGTATATTATAGGGTCTAGTCCGTTCTTATTCATATGCGATACAACGCGCTTTAAATCGTGTTCTCTGTCGTATGTCATTATGAATGATAGTACTTTCATTCGGCTAATATACAAAAATTCCCGAACAAACAAATGAACGGGAACTTTCTTTACAAACAATTAAAACTATGAACTGGGCGAAGATAGTAATAAAAATTCATTGATAACCCTCTCGCACATTCTTTTTACCGTTGTTTCGTGTACACCGTGTTTCTGTGCAATTAGTCGATACGTTCTAAACGTCTGAACTTGCATTGCTATTGCCTCGTCTGTCGTCCATTGGTGTTTACTTTGCATCATAGGTTGCACCAACTCGTCTAAGTGTTTTAATACTTCTTTCTTTGTCATTTGTTTATTAAATTACGCCATTAAAACGGCTGTTAACAGTCGATAAGCACCACTAGCGCGGATGCCTATCTTTGTGTTAGGTGTAATACTACTCATCGTAATAATTATGAGGGTCACGTTTTTTAATGAAGTTTTTACACCACGGCATAATACAGTTAGTATATAATTCTGAAAGTTCTGCAAGTTCAGAATCCCAATACTCTTCATCAGGGAAGTACAATCTGCCTTCCCACACACCACGCCAACAGAACGAACCTTCTAGTTTTTTAAGACACTTACCATCCTTAAATTGGTCGTGCATTTCATTTATACCTTCCTCTTTATCGTGGTAGCTCATTCCTTTTTCGCCAGTGCCTAATCTTTCCCAATCTGTTACGGGATAAACCTCAAACTGTAAGGTATGTTGGCGTGTTTCCAAGTGTACCATAAAGTCATCCCATCTAACCCGTTCTACACCTAACAACGGCTCATACTCCATGCCTTTGTTGGTGGTATTTTGTTGCTTATTTTCTTCGTTCATATTTTCTACTTATTTGAAAGTTTCGTTCTCGTTTTACGGCACGAGAGCATAGCCAAACCGTTTTGTATCTTTACGTTCGTCCCCAATATAGTAGATATTTTGCGACAAACAAAGGGGCAGTACTAAACCGCCCCCGTTAGGTTAGAAAGGTAAATCGTCGCTGTGCTGTGCGGCTTGTGCTACTGTTTCCTCCTTTGGCTCGTAAGTGTCTAGCTTCGCATAAGGCTTGCCACTTTTACCCATTAACACACTT